GGCAGATTAAAAAACGAAACTATTAAAATTTTAAAAACAATTACTAAACATCTAGAGCAAAGCACTACTGATTATGATAGTCGTGATTTAAACGCACTATTTAGCGAGGCTATGGCTTATTATGATCTTTATTTGTTAAAAGCAAACGGTCAAAGAATAAAAGCAGAAGAACTAGAGAAAATGATTGTACCTAAATATGAAGAGGGTTTAAGAACACGAATTAGAGAATATTTAGATGAGCATTAACATGACACTATTTAAAGCAACAATTTGTATCATACTGATACTTGCAATAAGTTACACAGCATTGCATCTATATTTTAATTATAGGTACGAAAAGAAACAAAAAGAATTTAAGGATAAATTAAATCAATTTTAAATTAAGTAATTATGAAATTAAATCAAAAACAAAAAGTATTAAGACACTTAAAAAACTATGGTAGTATTACACCATTAGAGGCATTTAATGATTACGCTATTATGCGTTTGACTAGTCGTATTTGCGAACTTAAAGATGAGGGTTACAACATTAAATCTGAACTAATTAGTAGTAAAAATAGATTTGATGAGAAAGTAACTTTTAGCAAATACACTCTTAATGAGTAAATCTAAACTAGTCAAGAAACTTGACCAAATATTTAGTAAGTACATACGCTATTACTATGCAGATAGTAATGGCTATGTATCTTGCTATACTTGTGGCACTACAAAACCTGTAAAAGAAATGCAATGTGGACACTTTCAAAGTCGTAGGCATTACGCAACTCGTTGGCACACAAATAATTGCAGACCACAATGTGTAAAATGCAATATGTTTGAGCAAGGGCAACAGTACATATTTGGCAACAAGCTAAAAGCAGAAATAGGTGAAGATAAATTTGATAAACTTATACAGCTATCTAACACAAGCGTAAAGCGTAGCCAGGAAGATTACAAAGACATGATAGCATACTACAAAAACGAATTGAACAAACTAATGTGAATAACTAATTATCAACAAGTTACTTGTATGTCATATATTTTGCTATAATGCGCCATGCAATTAACTAATGCAGAATATCAAAAGTTAAAAGATATAGCAAGTAATATTTGTAAAACAGATTTTGCAGATGATTTGTTACATGAAGCGTTAGAGGCAACACTAAAATACCCAAAAGAAAAATTGGAGTTTATCAAACAAGATGGTAAACTCTTTTTTTTTGTAGCTAGAATAATGGCAAATATGTATCATAGTAAAACAAGCACATACTATTACCAGATAGCAAGGTTTTACGACAAGCACACATTACAAGATTGCACGAAAATGTCAAAATTTATATTTACTAATGATACAGAGCAACAGGAAAACATTGAGTTAATAGAGGTTATACTTAATGAATTGTATTGGTATGATAGAGAATTATTTAAGCTATACTATTTTGGCGAATTAGATGGCAATAGATATACACTACAATCATTAGCAGATAAAACAGGTATAAGCAGACGTAGCATTTTTACAACAATAAACAATGTAAAAACTTACATTAAGAGTAGAATTTATGAAACTAAAAGAACTGTATAAATATGCAGATTATGATATACAAGGTATAGAATTTTATAACGAGTATGGGCAACTAGAGTATTGTGTAAATCTATGGGAATGCGAATTAGATGATATTGATGTGGTTTATGGTAGATGGTTTGAACCATACGGTATAATAAAAATAATAAGACATGAACAAACCAAACTTAATGGTAAAGGCATACAACCTCCTGAAAGCAAGCTATAGAAGATCTGTTAGTGGTTTTGAGGATGTTGATGAGGTAACATTTTATGACAGGGTGCATACATGCACTAGGTGTGATAAATTTGATTATGTAGAGTATGAATGTACTGTATGTGGTTGCCCTATAGAAACAAAGGCAAAATGGAAATCTGAAACATGCCCTAAAAATAAATGGTAAATAAAATAATAGTAATATGGCCAAGTTAACAAAAGAGCAAAAAGAAAAAGCAGAATATATCTGGCAAGGTATAAAAACAGGTAAAGCAGAAAGCCATCACTACAAAGTAGAGATGATTAAGTTTTACAACGAATTAAACAACTGTAATTATAAATACACTACAAATTGTGGTAGCTGCCTAAATACATGTTACGAATTTGTTAAAGGTATAGTTGCAAAACCTAAAAAGAAAAATGTCAAAAAGTAAATATTATTACGACTATACTAGAAACATGCCTTGTGAAGAAATGTTAGAAGATGAAAACAAAGTACCTGCATACTATGTAGGGCGTAATGGCATGATGGCAAAGGATGTTATATATGAGTTTGATTTGTCGTATAATATAGGCACAGCAGTAACATACCTATTGCGCGCAATGCGTAAACACAAAACACCTGTAAATTGCATAAAGAAAGCAATAGCACATTTGCAGTTTGAATTAGAGCAACTTGAAAATAATAAATAAAAATACCTGGGAATTGATGCCTGCTGACTACAACCCTAGAGAAATAAGCAAGGCACAATACAACAAGCTAAAACAAGATATAGTAGATAAAGGCATACTACAACCATTAGTAGTTAACACACATAAAGGTAGAGAGGGTGTCATAGTTGGTGGGCATCAAAGGTATAACATAGCAGTAGAGTTAGGCATAGATACATTACCTTGTATAGAGGTAGATTACAATTACGAAAAAGAGGTAGAAACAAATATAAAGTTAAATAAATTAGGTGGTAAATTTGACAAAGATAAACTAGCGAATTGGTTTGATGTAGACACACTAAAAGAGTGGGGTTTTAAATCAATAGATTTTGGTTTTAATTTAGATAAGTTACCTGAAAAATGCGAGTGTTGTGGTAGACAAAAGTAGACATATTAAAAAGGAAGCAATGTTAGATGCATTAGAGCAATGTTTAGGCGTTGTTACTACTGCGTGTAAAAAAGTTGATGTGCCTCGTAGCACATTTTACAAGTGGGTTAAAACTGATGAAGATTTTGCAGCAAAGGTAAAAGAGATAGAGAATGTTAGTTTAGATTTTGCAGAAAGCAAACTATTTGAGCAGATACAAGAAAACAATACAAGTGCTACAATCTTTTACCTAAAGACAAAAGGTAGAAAACGAGGGTATTGGGAAAAGCAGCAAATGGATATGACTACTGATGATGAGGCAATACAAATCAACATCAAATTAACTGATGAAGATTGACTTAGAATTTACACCAAAACAAAGCACAGCAATTAGATACCTATTTGACAATGAAACAAGCGAGGTGTTATTTGGTGGGGGTGCAGGTGGTGGTAAATCATATATAGGTTGTGCATGGGTTATTTATTCGTGCATACAATACAAAGGTATTAGGTGTTTAATAGGGCGTAGTAAACTTGACACTTTAAAGAAAACAACACTTGCTACATTTTTTCAAGTGTGTGCTAGTTGGGGTTTAAGAGCAAACAAAGATTATACATTTAATGGTAGTAGCAATGTAATAACATTTAGCAATGGTTCAGAGGTTATTCTTAAAGATTTGTTCAGTTACCCTAGTGATCCTAATTTTGATAGCTTGGGTTCTTTGGAACTTACTCTTGCTTTTATTGATGAGTGCAATCAAATTACACAAAAAGCTAAAGCAATACTTTCATCAAGAATAAGGTACAAGCTAGATGATTACAATTTAATACCAAAACTATTTATGTCATGCAACCCTGCTAAATCTTGGGTGTATAACGAGTTTTACCTACCTTACAAACAAAATCAACTACCTACCTATAGAAAGTTTGTACAAGCACTAGCGAGTGATAACATACACATATCTAAACACTATGAAGAGCAACTATTGAAACTTGATGAAATAAGTAAGCAGAGGTTGTTGTATGGTAATTGGGAATATGATGATAGTGAAGATAAGTTAATAGAGTATAATGCTATTCTAAATATGTATGAAAACACTACAATAGAAAGTGGCAACAAATACATATCTGCTGACATAGCCAGGTTTGGTAAAGACAAAACGGTTATTATATATTGGAATGGTTTGCGTGCAGAGAAAATAAAGGTGTTAGACACTAATACTATTACACAAGCAGCAGACATAATAAGAGAAATGCAAAGAGTAGAGGGTGTAACATTAGGTAACATTATAGTAGATGATGATGGTGTAGGTGGTGGGTTGCGTGATATATTACGCTGCAAGCCATTTGTAAATAACAGCAAGGCAATAAATAACGAAAACTACCAAAACCTTAAAACACAATGCTACTACAAATTAGCAGAGTATATAAATGCAGGTAAATTGTATGTGCAAACAAACAACACGCTAATTAAAGATAATTTGACAAAAGAGTTAGAGCAGGTTAGGCGTGATAAAATAGATAAAGACACTAAATTAGCACTAGTGCCTAAAGAGAAAGTAAAACAAATGTTAGGCAGGTCACCAGATTATTCTGATGCTCTAATGATGCGTATGTACTATGAGTTAAAACCGAATTTAGGTAGGTACTATATACAATAAAAAGAGGGCAGCTACAAAAACAATGATTTAGCCACCCTCTATTTAAAGCAAATACGCACCAAAACTAAACAATTTATATTTACTAATAGATAACTTAATTAGAAATGTTATTAACACTTGACAATAAGGAGTATTTTGTGCCGCAGAAGTGGACACAAGTAAGCATAGAAAGCTACCAAAAGCTAATGCAGTATATAGGTGATGAAAGTGATGAATATACAAAAGCAATAACTACTATACATGCACTAACAAAAGCACCTATAGAAGTTTTAGAGAAATGCAAAAAAAGCGACATTGAAAAACTATCTAAAGCAGTATCTAATTTGTTAAACATAAAGGTTAACACTACATTAAACATGCTAATAGAAGTTGATGGTGTAGAGTATGGTTTTCACCCTAACCTAGAAGAAATAACATTTGCAGAGTTTGTAGATTTAGATAATTATTTATCAGATCCCTGGGCAAACATGCACAGAATAATGGCAGTTTTGTACAGACCTGTTATAAAACAAAACAAAAAGAAGTACAAGATAGAAGATTACGATAGTACAAAGTGCATGAAAACAGCAGACATTTTTAAAGAGGCATTAAGTGTAGCTACAGTAAATGGTGCTAGTAATTTTTTTTTGACTATCGCAGGGGAGTATCTAAGCGTTTTGCAATCATCTTTGAGCAAGAAACAAAAGAGGATGTTGAAAGATACAGAGATACAGAAGAGCAATTTAATAACAAGTGGGGTTGGTATGGAGTTATCTACAACCTCGCAAACGGTGAGTTAACTAAAATGAATGATGTATTAAAATTAACAGCAGAAGAGGTGTTTACTTTTTTATGTTATTCTAAAGATTTAAATAGTATTAAAAGATGAGTTTTAGCGAATTTAAAAACATAGCAGGGCAACACCAGAAAAATGTAACACTACTAAACATAATCAAGTTATATGAAAATATCGCTAGTGCTAACTCATATATACAAGATTTTACCTTTGGTGATATATTTGAAATTGATTTAAATGAAACTAACTACGCATTATCACACCTATCTATTGAAAGTGCTAACTATACTAACCACGAATTAACATACACATTAAGGTTGTATGTAATGGACTTGGTTAGCAAAGATGAGGGTAACGAAAATGATGTGTTAAGCGACACACTACAAGTCATAGGTGATTTTATTAGTCAATTTAAACACAGTTCAAGTTTTGGTGACACAGAACATGATTATAGAATGAATGATAATGTAAGCTGCACACCTTTTACTGAAAGATTTGATAACGAGGTAAGTGGATGGTCAGCAGATATAAGTATAACAGTCAGCTTTAACGCAAGTGCGTGTACAGGTGACATAATGTAAATAATAAATGGCAACAACAGTATCAACAGCAACATTAAAAGTCAACATTGATGAAGAGATTACACTAAATGGTGTGACTTACAACAAAACAACAACACAAGAAATAGTGGATGTATCACAGTATTTTAGTAGAGTGTATTCTCTAAAAGCAAGTACAACACATACAGTAGTAGAATTTGCAAGTGATCCTACAGGCAATGTATTTGACACAGAAGATTTTAAATACATGCGTATTACTAACCTAGATGATACAAACGCTATTAACCTAACATTTGCAGAAGAAAGCAATGTTGGTTGTGCGTTTCAATTAGATGCAGGAGAAAGTTTTGTTTTAAGCGCATTAGTAGTAGATAGCAACACAAGTGGTAGTGCAATTACATCATTAGGGCATTCTATTACTGACTTGTTTATAGTTACAGGTGCAGCAGAAACAGATGTAGAGATAGTAGTAGCGTTAGCGTAATGTTAGTTAACACCAAAAAGTTAATGGATGCTTTTGCTAAAAAAGTTATCAATCAATCTAT